TCCCCACCAAACCAGCCACCTAAAGTAGCAGAGTTAGTATGACTATTAGGAGAGTTATTAGTTCCTTGTATTCCGTAATAATTAGATGCTGTTGAGTATATCTTTTGACTCTTACCAGTAGAACCACCATCCGTTATAAACCATAAAGTTGAATATCTATTATTGGTACAAGCCATGTAGATAACTTTTTGGTCTTGGCTATTCCATAGGCTGCTGGAGTTAGTAAGTATTCTAGGCATACCATTAGTTCCAGAACTACTAGAGTCAAATACACCTGTCTGCTGTCCGTAGTCTCTCCAGTAACCAGCGTAGTAAACTTCTCCATCTTCGGTTAGCCACCATGTTCTACCTTCAGCGTCAGCATCTTGGTTACATACGATATGAATTATTTTCTTGCCATTTAAAGGAGAACCACTAACTGCTGTTACTTCAGCAAAATCACTTCTATCGGAAGTATTATTTAACCCTAGCTGACCTTGACTTCCATAACCTGTTGACCAACACTTGCCTGATTCAGTAATAACTAAAGTGTGTGTGTATTGATAACCACTACAGATTACATATAATATTTTTTCATTATTAAATACACTTGCTGGTATTCTTGTTGCATAGTAAATATGAGTGGTATTTCCTTTACCTAGTTGACCATATCCATTGTAACCCCAAGTATATAGATAGCCTTCTGTATCTACTGCATACCATGAACCATAGTCGTTACTATTGGTGTCTTGAGTATGAGCATGAGTACAAGCAAATTGTTTAATCTTTGGATAGCTTGTACCTTTTAATTCAGATGTACTTTCGTCATACCATTTCATAGGGCATTGACCAGTATTTCTATCTCTAGTACTTCCATCCCCCATAGGTCCATATCCGTTGTAGCCACCAAACCAGACCATGCCATTTTCACATAAATGATGTTTAATAGCTCTATTGCCATGAACCTGTAAAACTCTAGGAAATCTATGCTTTATGTTTCCATTTTCATCTAGCAACCCAATGTCGTTACCATTTAAATCTGTAAGTAAATGAGCATAGTCTGGATTACCAGCTAATGCCTGTCTTAATTTGTAGCCTTGTACCTTACTTCCTTTATGTGGATGCCACCTAGACCCTTGACCAGCATCCTGTCCGTCTATTCCAATACCTCCACCATATACATAGTCGTTACCATCATGATAGAAGTTACCCCAGAGGCAAGTTTCCCTACCTCCTATATATCCACCCTGTCTGTACATTCCAGAGTTACAACCATACTGATAGCCTCGACCAACTTTCTTTAAATATTCTGGTAAAGGTTTAATAGACTCTGTATATGTATTACCAGCCTGGTTAGGGAAATTATTAAACTGCAATATTCCTGACGTTGCATCCCGATAGTTTTCTTTTATAGAAGCAAGAACACTTCTTTCTTCAAAATCTCCACCTGTATAAGAAGGTAAAAATGTTCTGTCAATAGGAAATAAAGGTAGTCCATCTGTACCGCCACTATAATCTTCTATTGTTAATGTTGTTGGTACTGTTTCTGGAACAGTAAAGGTAAAGAATCCTCCAGCAGTAGGGGATGTCTGTACGTTTACAGGGCTGACACCAGTTAAGAATGAACCTCCAACTGTATATGGGTTATAAGCTCCGTCACTTGAATCTTTGATTGCATAACTTCTACTAGCAGCAGTAGGAGGAAATTCAAATGTATAGCTTTTTCCTTTAACAAGTTTTCTAGCGGTTGGCCCTTGCTGAGTTACGCTAGAGTAAACAGTTGGTAAATTAACATTGCCTGAGTAATCTCCATATCCACTACTTCCGTTATGTCCTGAGTCAATAGTGCTACCCATACCACTATGAGCAGTACAGTAATATCCAGTTACCATTGCTGCGTAAGGAGGCATCTTAAGAGTTACAGTTGCACCAGCACTTCCTACAGTTCCAGCCCTTGTAACATAACCACCATCCTGTGTTGATAAAGGTACTGAGCCATTAAATATGCTGACCGCAAAATCTAGTTCATGCGTTACGTTAGAAGCGTCAGATACATCAAAGATATAAACAGAGTTAGCTCTTAGATATATATAAGGAGCCTCGACACCATCTAAATAAAATTTACTGTTAGCTACAGTAACCGCATAAGTTTTAGTTTCGTATGGAGGGTAGTTTGTGCCATGCAGCAAAGTAGCAGTATGGGTACTACTTACGACTAATCTGTTATATATAAGAACTGTATCGTTTGGTATATCGTGGTTTGGTGCTTCCTTGACTCTTAGGACTTGACCTTTAGTTCCAACAGGTAACCTGGTATTTGTTGTATTATCTTTATCTCTTACAAGTAAGTCTCCAGATGTAGTCAAGACATCAGCACTAGGAGCATTAACTAAAGTAGCAAAATTAGAATCAGCAGCAGGGTTACTACTACTAGGAATAACATAGTATAAAGTAGCTCCTTGATAAATATAAGTTGCGTTATTGTATTGAACTATATCTCCTTTTTTAAAGCCTTGCCCTATTGAATAAGTTCCCCTGTAATTAAGACCAGATGCCATCTGAGTATAATTGGTACTGTCTTGCGAAGGTGCAGTATTTTGAGCATTAGTTAAAGGTAGTATTACTAGATAACTTGTGCCTTCAAAGTAAACTATGTCATCAACTTCGTATGCGGTTGCAGTAGTCCAGTTACCCTTCCAAGTAAACTTGAGTTTTCCTAAATCAATTTGTGCCATAATTAAAGTAGTTCGAGAATTAAATGCCCATTACTGTTAATGGAAAACTTAGGAGCATTTGGAGCAGTAGTGGATAATACATCCTCGCCTAAAAAGTAGGCATGACTACCTCCATTTTGGACGAAATCTTCTGCTTTGTAAACAGTAGTATCGTTGGCTTCATTATATGTCATTTGCAATGTTCCGTCACTTAGCTTTTTAAAACCTACAAATATTGACCTACGAGCTAAGTTAACTGCTGTAATTGCTGAAGCTGAAGCACTATCTTTAAAGCCCTCAGCTTCGTCTCTAAATACTTTAGTTTCATCCTTATAATCTTCAGCCTGGTCTGCCGATTGCGCTGCTGCTGTTTGAGCTGTATTTGCAGTAGATATACCTTGATTAAGTTGTAATAAATTAACTGCGTCTGTATCTAGTGTCGCTGTTTCCACATTTTTTATTTTCTTACCACCAGCATTAAAGTCTCCGACCATAGGCACAGAGCCATCTGTCTTAAGAAAACCAGCAATATTATCATCTACATAACTTTTAGTCGTAGCATCCTGTGGATTTGTAGGGTCTTGAACATTAATTATTGGGTTGTTACTTGCGTCTAATCCTACAGGTGTAAAGTTAATACCAGCGTCAGTATCATCTTTTGCTTCCTGGAGTCCATACAATAACTGCAATACAGCAGTATCGAGGTCACTAGCTGTTAATGTCGAACCATCCACAAAATCCACCAGGGCATTAAGCAATGGGGTTTCTCTACTAATTAATATTTCTATTCCTGTTTTTGGTGCGCCTGTGGTTTCTTGCTCGTTAGTTGCTACAGAGTTAAGAGGTGCAAACTCAATAGTAGTGTCGTTTATATATACAAAATTAGTATTAGCTATTTGGTTTAAAGATACAATAATGTGATCCTTTTTAACGTATGGAAAAGGAATTTGAAATTGTCTTGTAGTTCCGTCTCCAGAACCTTGGAATTGAGCAAAAGGCATTAACCTGTTCTAACGTCTGAATTTACTATAGATCGCCAAGCCTCAACTTGGTTGGGGAAATCATTAGTAGTTTGTGCTACTTCTTTATTTAATATCTTATTTTCATTTTGTAAATGTTGCAAATATGGTTTTGTATTAATAAAATATCTTACTGCTGCATCCCTGTATTTTTTAGCTAATTGGTCTATAGCATATAATTTTGTCAGCATTGCACGTTTTGACACTATATTTCTAGGCAGACCAGTTGCGTCAAACTCTGGATCATAGTCAGGTAATTCTTTGTAGGCATCACTATTAATTAATCTTTCCAGGTCTTGCGCAAAAGTTAAGCCACTTCCATTTGGATCTTTGAGAGTAGTCATTAATTCTCTAAACTCCATAAATTCCTGGTTACTCATTACATAACCCTTAATGCCTAAGCTAGTTCTTGTACTAAATCTTGGGTATGCACCAAAACCATGTAGCCTGGATAACTCTTTATAAACAGTTCCGTTTCTTTCTTTAGTTGGTCTAAACATTGCCAATGGATGTATGTTCATTACTAATGATCTTAAAAGAGGATTTTTAATATTTTCAGCTCCATAGGCATAGTCATATTCTACTGGCTGTCCATAAATAGGATCTAGTTCTGGTGTTCCAAATAGATTTTGTAATCCAGGTATTTCACTTAATAACTCCGTTGCCAGGTCGGATGCTGTTGCGTACCAGGTTCTTTCTCCTGTTGTTGCATTTACCGATTCATTTATTAAGTATCTTTTATTATCAAATCCAATTCTTGTTTGCCTTAACAAAGCTAATGGCATTTTCATATAACGAGCAATAGTTGTTTCAAGCATATTGCGTTTACCAGTATGTATATATTGGTTGCCACTTTCTTCTGTTTGCATTAATTCTGTAATTAAATCATAAAAATTACCAATATTAGCCATAACACTTTTTCTAAAGTAACCAACAGTATTTTCTTTAACAGTATCCCCTATAGCTTTAGCTGCTGTGTAGCCATCAAATCTTCTTAAAGTATGAGCATTAGCAATAATATATGCTTCCTGAGCCTTATCGCTGTAAACAATTTCATCATTTTCTGTATATGGTATTTCAAATTGATCGTCTCTAGGCATACGTTTTATAGCATCTACATATCCTCCTATTGAACCAAAAATGAAACTAGCGGTATCAAACATATCCAATGAATACCAATCTGACCATTCATTACTTCCAGGAGTTCTAAATCTTATTGCGTTTGGAGGTCTGTGCATATATCTATTTAATCTATCTCTGTTAGGGTTTGTACTTTGTGGGCCACTAAATTCAACAAGTCCTGTAGCTACAGCTCCAATACCTAGCGCAAATAAATGTTGACTTGTAGCTATTTCTCCTATAGCTCTTTCTCTTTGGAATAAATCTTCTGATGTTATATCTCTCCAATAACTATCTACCAATCTGTTAGTTGGTAAAGGCAAATGCCTTAATGCACTTTTTACTAAGTTTAATGGAGTTCTGTTTGTTGGGAATACGACACCTAAAAGCGGTACTGCTCTTGTAGCTTTATGTATTCTTTTTGAAGGATAATTTAAAATTTGCTGACCAAGCTCGTCAAAACCTGTTTCAGTAGAAGAAAGACCTTTTCCAAAAACTCTAAATTGATCGTTAGTAGGTTCAGATGCTTTAGTAAAATATTCTAAATTGTTTAAATCAGCGTCATTTCTGTATTGCTCTGCAAATTCTAAAATATCTTCTGGTTGTGTTAATCCTTTTTCTTGCGCCCTTCTTATTCCGTATTCAACTGTTCTTTCATTTCTATCAACTTCTATGCTGTCGGTAAAGTTTACATAATCAACAGCTTGCCTTGCGTGAACACTATCCATAAATCCACCTTTTATTACGCTTCCATCTGGCATTTCTACATCTGCCAATGATCTATTTAATGCTGCTTCTGCTTTTTTATGCGCTTCATTAAATATTCTAGGGTCGTGCATATCAAATCCCTGAGCCATTTTTTGGAATAACTCTTGTTCCATTAGCCTGGCATATTCATAGGAAGGTGCAACTGTCATACCAACTAACGTATCTAACCCACTCATAACTCTCGAAGCTCCTGATCCAAAAGTAGTTTTAACTCCTTTAGTTAAATAATGTGTTGCCAGTATTACTGGATTTGTTTCTGGATTTGTTAAATGTTTAGCTACACCCTTACCTCCACTTAACATTCTCCTTGCTTCGTCATCTATTTCTTCTTGAACATAATCATCAAATCTTCTTATTTTTGGTTGTTTATTTGGATTTTTACTTTTTCTATAGCCATCTGCCTCGAAATAGCCTCTGTTAATATTTCCAAAAACTTCATCATGCTTTACAGCAGATAAAGCCAACCTAAAAGCGTGTGCAGAATGAACAAAATATCTAAGATACATAGTCAAGTTTAATTGCTGCCTCATTCTTGCCATTCTTGCTCCATCCATATCTCCAGCAGCTAAAGCCTTACGTTTTGTTTTTCCAGCTCCCATATATTGTGAATAAGGTAAAGTAACAGCTCTAAATAAACTACCTCCTAAAACTTTTCCAAGTGTTGCAGAGTTCAAGAAAATACCATTCCTTGCTATTTGAGCAATTTTTTCTTGTGTTAACTGACCTTTACCTACATTGTCTAAACCTTTGGCAAAATTAGTCATAAAATTATTCATTGATTTAGTTCTGTCTTTATATAAATAAAGTGATTCAGCAATAATTTCCATAATTTCTCTAGCTCTTTTTGTAGGTTTGTTATTCATAACGCTTTCATAATCCTTTTTACTCATTAAGTTTTCAAAAATATTTTCTTGTTCTAATACAGCTTTTTTAAATACACCAGGAATAGATTGCTGTTCTGGTATATCTGCTGGATCTGAACCTTCTTGTATCTGCGCTTTTGAGTTAATTATTTTATTAGCTTGATTACTGTCTGGAACATAAATAATGTCGCCTGGTTGACCAAACTCTGTACCATCTACCCTAATTCCTTGATATTTCTTAGAAGCTAAATATTCAGCTAATGCTCCTTTCTGCTCAGCAGTTAATTTGCCATCTAAAACAGCACCAACATTTTCTATGTTTAATTCTTGTAATAACTTAGAAAGTGATTTATTTTGAGAAGTTAAATCAAGAATCATAATATCTGCATTTACGACTCCATCTACATAAGTACTTTTTTCTCGGACTTCTCCTCCGTCCATAGATTTAAAATATGTACCTTTTCCTAATCCTTTATCTTGGACTAATCCAGCTTCTTCTACTCCTTTCTCAAGAGCTGTTGTACCTGTTTTTGTTGTAGCTACATCTACTTCTATATGTTGATATGGAGGTATAAACATTTCTTGACCGCCCAAGAAATCCATTTGCTGCATCCTTAAGTTTTGCGCAGAGGGTCTATTAACCTCAGCTATTGCAACGCTTACTTTCATTGCATCTTCCCATAAAGATATTAATAATGATTTTGATGTACTATCGTTGGGGTTTAATTTTATATCTAACGCTACTTCTTTCATTTGCTGTATCTGTACGTCTCTTTGTAAAATTATTGCTGCTTGGGCGACTTGTTTTTGCAATGCGTTTTTATCTCCTCTCATTGCTTTTTTGTGCAAAGCCAATATTTCATCTGTTCTAAAATTACTTTCTGTTATTAATTGCAAGCCTAATCTTTTCATGTTTTCCATAGTAAAAGAAGGCACTTTTGTAGCATCTTCTCTTGTTCCTAATAGTTCAAACAAGCTAGTTTCAAATGCTTTATTAGTAGCAATTAAATCGGCTTCGCTAGTTGGTATATATCTTTTGCCATCTGGATTTAGTTTTCTATTTATTAATCTTCTATATAATCCGTCCATTGCTTCTTCAATAGTCATATCTCCGTCTCTTATTGCAACCTTTATAGTCTCTAGGTTTTCTGTAAATTCATCTGGATTTAATGCAAAACTAGCTGGTTCTGGAGCTGTATTGCCTGGTATATTTTTTGCAAAACGAAAAGGTCTAGGAGTTCTTTCTGCTAATCTTCCAGCTTGTGCGTCTCTAAATATATCTTTATAAGTTTTAAAGCCATAACCCGAAAGTTTGTTGTTTATTTTTTCTGCAATTTCTTTTAATTTTCTAAATGGCTGTAGCCAAGTAGGTTCTTTGGCAAAATCAAGTTCATCAAATACTGAAAAAGCAAATGCCTGGACTTCTCTTTCACTCATTCTTTTAGCACCAAATAAATATTTTTGATGTTTAGGATAGAAAGATGCGACTATTTCCCTTAACTGTCTATCTACTGCTGGACTATCTAATAGTCTTTGCTCTTTAAGAGTTAAATATCTATCTTGTATTCTATGGAATGATTCATGTCTCAATGTCTGCATCATTGATCCAAAGTTTATAAAATGACTTTTATAAGTCATTGCAAGAATTATTAAATCTTTTGCAGGGGTTGAACCAAACTTGAATACACCTTTAGCTCTACCAGTTCTACCTATTGCGCTAGGAGGTAAACCATAGTCGGCTGCTGCCTTTGCAGTTATTTTAGGTTCAATAGCATCAACAAGACGTAAGTTTTGGACGTTCGCACCAGCTATTTTTCTAGCTATATCAACTAATTCTTGCGCTTGCTGTTCAGTAAGATTTACGTCAGCATTAACATGATCGTTACCCATGTTTGTATATATATCATCTTCCAACGCAAACTCTAATTGCTCATTATTTTTAGGATCAAGTGGATCAAAATTCTTAGGGTTAGTCGAGTCTTTGTATTCTTTGTTGTATTTATCCTGGAGTTTTTTGTTTGCTTTCTTTACATTTTCATTTTCTATTTCTCTTAAATCATCTAGCTCGAAATCCCCTTTCTTTAAATTTTTGTCAAACATTTCTGGTTTATATCTAGGATCTTTTCGTACCCAACCTCGTTCGTCAGTATAGTTTCCTATAATTGTAAATCTGCCATTTCCTAACATTTTTCCGCCTCTAGTTGCTATTGGCGCTTCTATCGAATATTCATAAGCTCTACTATTCTCTAATATTAAAACTCCGTCCTCTGGATCTTGTGCTGCTAATTCTTTTAATTGGTTTTTTATTTTTATAAAACTTTCATATTGTCTGTTTGAAGGTATGCCAACCTCTTCTAAAAACGCACGAAATTCTCCGTCTTTAGCTGAAGGTTTTTTGTTCCATCTATTACCTGTAATATATATAGCTTTATCAATATCATTAGCAAACTCTATTTGATATTTTCCATATCTAGGTTTTGCAGTACCAGCCCATTTTTCGTTATCAAACCTTAAAGTCATTGGATGTCTAACCTTTAATATCTTCCACATATCAGCAAAAGTTACTCTACTTACATCCCCTAGTTCTTTAAATTTAAAACCACCTCTTGTACTTATAGGTAATTTTTTCTTATTAGCATTAGTAACAGTACTCTTTAATGTTTCTCCAATCTTTGAATGATTTTTGTTTAACGAACCATTGTTACCTACTAATTCATCTTCTATGTCAAAAATTTCTTGCTCTGAATATCCCTGCAATAGTTCTTCTTTTTCTTTATTTACAACTTTTTGTACTTCTTCCCTGCTAATAGGCTCAGGCTTTTCGTTTCTTAAAAGGTCGTTAGCTTTTTCATTTAACTTAGCATCAACTTCTTTTTGTACTCTTGCTGGCTCTGATTCAATCTTAGTTAGAGGTGCGTCATCCCCTGCCATAGCTGATTTTATTGTTTCAAAGTTATTTTTTATTATTTGATTTGCGCTAATTTTATTAGCTTTCATTTGAGTAGCTAACTCGTTAATTAATCTGTTTGTATCTGAAACTGTATATGCTAAACCCTCAAACCTTTCAACTTGTCTTTCTGCCTCAAGCCTTCTATCAACTGAATCGTCATAAGCAATTTTGTTTCCTTGTACTTTTTCAATAGCAGCTTTTTTATTTTTTTGAGTTACAGCTCTTAAACCGCTTATTTCTGTTCTAAGTGTTTTTAAAAATGCTTCAGCTATAGCGCTTATTTCTGGTAAATTATTTTCTTTTGACCATTGCTCTAGTCCAGGTAAAGTGCCTTCCGTAACTGTTTCTACTGCTCTAGTAGATGCAAGCATTATTTGTCTGATTCGATCTGCGCTAAATTTTGTATTTTTAGCAAATTTACTATAAACAAAATTAATTGATTCAACACTAGCTCCTTCTACTGAGCCAAGCGCTAACGCTTTATTGTATGGAAGTTCTTTAGTCGCAACTTTATCTAAAAGATTTCTTGGTAATCTTGAAAGCTGAGTGCCTTCAATCATTAATGTATTTGTTAAAGTAATACCTTTCTGCGCTAACGACTCTAATGTTTCTCCACTATTTTGCATAAACAATGCAACATCTATTGCGGTCATAGATCCTTTGATAGATGCGCCTTGAGCAATATTCTTTAAAGCTGATATTGTTTGTGCTTCTCTAACTGTTGCTACATCTACAAACCTTACATCTACTTCTCCTATTCCTGATCTTTGAGCAAGGTCTAATCTATTGTGACCATCAACAATATAGACCTTACCCACATCCCCTATTTCTCCTGTTGTATCTCTCCATACTGTTAGCAAGTCAGCTAAGTTTGGATCAAAAGTACTAGCTTCTTTAAGAGATCCACTTACCCCTTTCTTGTTAAATTTACCTTCTGATTTAACTTGAAATACATCTGGACGAACTGTTAAGTCAGTAATTTTAACCTTTGCAACTTCTCCAGCAGTAGGAGCAGCTAACCCAACGCTTGTACCTAGCTCATTAGAAAATCCTCTATCCGAGTCAGGTCTTATTTGTGATTGTATTTTTTGTTCTGCTACAAATTCTTCGGTAGCTTCGCCAAGTTCTTTTGCAGCCTTTTTAACTATATTCTGTGACTTCTTGACTTCAGTTTCAAGATCAACTTGTTTTTGTTCTGTATATCCTGTTTCCCATTGTGGATCTTTTATCTCTCCTTCTTTTTTGTAATAACCTAATAAATCTTTTCCAGGTGCATCTTCATCTACTTCTCCTATTCTTATAGGTTGCCTAACCTTTCCATCTAATGCTCTTTTTGGCTGAGGTGTTTGTTGTTCTTCTATTGTTTCAGCTTCTATTGTATTTTCTTGATTACCTTTAGTTTTTTCATCTGCGTCTAATTTTGCTCTTATCTTTTTGTAGTATTCAATTGCGTCATATTCTTTCTTTAAATTATCAGCGTTATCTATTGCTGCTTCAAAAATTTTCCACTTGCTTAAATAGTTAACCATTGGCTTAATTATTCTTGCTTCCGCAGAGTCAACTATTGATCGCAAATAATTTTCAGCAATTTGATACCCATAATCTTCCGCAGTTTTAGTTCCAATAGATTTATCTAACAAATCAAGTTGTGTATTTTTTGTAGGAAATTGCCCTGGAAAAGCTCCTTTAAATCCGCCTTGACCAAACTTTCTTGTTAAGTTTAACGCTTTACCTCCAGCTCCAAACGCTACACCCATAGGTATTCCGTTAATTATTTCATTTACAAATAATGATTTTATTTTTGCTTCGACAAATGAATCATTTAATCTAGCGTTGTTATTAATTCCTTCTGGTAATAAATTATCCATTAAAGAAGGTTGGTATGGATCTCCTAAAATAGTTTCTGCTATAAGCGAATTTCTTGCTCCTTCTACTGAATTTTTAGCTACAAACTTACTTACCTTGCTTACTCTTGGCATATTAACCTTCATCCAACTTATAGCTTTAGCAAACTGTGGAGAGGCAGCTTTAGCTTTCTTAAATACGTTTGCAGCATATACATATTCATCTGGTAGTCCAGGAGTTAATGCTTTAGCAGCAGCAAAGGTTAAAAAGAATGGTGCTACTTCTCCAGCAAAAGTTGACCCCATATCAGCTAATGGTCTGCCAGTATCTATAACTGGAAAACCGCCAACCAGTTCGTCAAAAGATGCACCTTTACCGCCAAGTAATCCCCAGTTTTCGCCAGCCAATCTGTCTTGACCACTCATAGGTTCAAAGTCAGGATCATCTTTTATTTGGAATGGATCTTTATTATCTGCAATATCTTGGAATATATTTTTACTTATAAGTCCTGTACCCATAGCATCTGCTATGCTCATTCTGTTATTTATATCGCCAAGTTTTTTAAAAAATTCTGGCAAACTTTTTTTATCTATACCAGCTTTTATTGCTTTCATTGCCAAAGCATTAGCACCAACTACATCCCCTGTTAGCATTTCTGCCATAAATCCAGGCATATCCATCCTTACCATGTCATTCAAAGTATTATTAATACCTGTAACACCACTAATAGCGGTTCTATCTACAATTCTTGCCAAGTCTCCTAATGCGTTTCTTAATCTAAACTGACCTTTTAGTTCTTCTGGAGCATACTTTCCTTTGTAATCTTTACTAAAAATATTTAATTTGTCGTATAAACCTAAAATTGGTGTTGACATTTTTGTATCTCTACCAACTCCAAACCCTAAATCGTTTTTAAATTTTTCTGTGTAGTAATTATCAGAATGTATTTCTTCTCCACTTGTATCTACTGGTGTAAAATCTGTCTCTACATCATCTTCTATGTCAGTAGTCATATCATCTACTGGATTCATTAAATCAAATAATGCTTCATTAAAAGGTTTAGCGTCAGCAATTTGTGTATCTCTAGCTTCTAAAGCCTGGTCAGCTTTGACTTCTTTATCAGATATAATTAGGTCTTTTTCTGTTGCCATACTTATAAACCTAAATTTTTGTTATATTTATATATCATAACCTTTGCATCTTGAATTGTCTCTATCCCATTTAGTGATAAGAGAAATTCTTTATGTTGAGGAAAATCTTTAAGGTTTGCTGGAATACTAGAATGATTGTAGTCAATAACTCCATCTGTAACCGCTTCTGGATATAAATTTTTTATACTGTTTTCTGTTTCAAAAATAATAAAATTACCTAAATCAACACCATCCTCTCCTCCATATTTATCTGTAGCCTCTAGTAAAGAAAAAAGATTTTCTATATTTCTATGAGCTGTGTTTAGTTTTGACCTCTGCCCTCTACTCCAAGTTTTATGATCTTTAGTGCCTTCCTTATATCTTGTTTGATTTATGTCGTTGCTGTATGACTCATGCGGAGATATATAAACACCTCCTACAGTATGTCCATCACGACCACCAAACATTATATTAAGATAAAAATGTGTGCCAGCTTTGGGATTAAAAACAACTCCATTAGGAGAGTCTATATGCAGAACAAAACTGTATTCTTCAGTTCCAGCCCTGTATAAATCATTTGCGTCAAAGTTTGCTTCAGATAATCTATTATCAATAATATTTCCGTAATTTCCATCAGAGTTTCCAACAAAACTTGTACCAGGCTCAGTTTCTCCATACCAGCTTGACGTGTATTTGTTTCCTGTAACTGATGGGTCAACTCCTTCAGTATCAAAAAATTGTGCAAATACTCCGTTTTCTTTATCATCCCTAACTCTGTTATTTAATTGCGTCCTTGTTACTTTTTGACCATCTGAAGTCATTTCAAAGTAAGTATCTATTAAATATTTTTCTACGCTTCCTCTAATTTGTTCCCAAGCTGCATTTATTTCAGTATCACTAGCTTGAGGCTTACTGTTTTTATAAGTCTTTTTAAATTCATCTTCTTGATTTTTTAATGATTCGCCTACTGCGGTTGCTACAATACTGCCCTCCATTTCTAAAATATTTTTATGAGTATCCGCCACTCCTGATTGTAAATCAATTACATCTTGACCATATATACCAGCTAATGCTTTATAGCTTGATAAATATTTAGTACAAGCATTACTGTTTTCGCCAGCTAGTAAACAAGCCTGTGCATCTTTTTTTAGTAACTTTACATCTGCTCTAAACTCTGTTGGAGTTAAATCATAAACAATATTTTTTAAAAGAGTATCTCTACTTTTTTCTAATTCTTCTATTCTCGAATTAAACTCTGATTGAGTTATTGTTTTATTGTCTTTTTGTACATTTAACTTATCAATTTCTTTTTGATAATTTTCATCTATTTTTGAAAGTATAGATTTTTTTGCCTGGATAACTTTAGTATCTGCCTTAATCTGATTTTCCGTTCCATTAATATTATAGTTAGTCAAAATATCTATAGCGGTTTCGTCATCAATTTTTATGTCTTTTACTTCATTCATTAAATTATCTTGAGCCTGTACGTCTCGCAAAAATTTATCAGCAGTTTCAAAATCGTTTCTTTCTCTAATTACGCTGGTAACAATATCTCTTAAAAACCTTTCTCCTCCAAACGTATCTATGTAGAAAGAAGTTAAAACATAACCCCCCTCAACTGGTTTATATCTACTATTACTTGTACCTGTTCCTATTCCGTTAACTCCATCATCCTCTGGATTTCCATAAAATATATCTTTTAAATATTCAAGAGTATCTAATCCGCTTAGATTTTTTGATTCCGCAATAGCAGCAATTAAATCTTTTACTAATTGTTTTTTTGAGTCATCAGGTAAATGATTTGCTTTATTTATTCTTTCAACAATAGTTCCAACATTTTCACTTAATTTTGCATCTGTAAAAGTACTATCATTTTTAATACTGTTTCTTAATGTATTTATATCTCCTGTTATTTCAGTTGATTCTTGCCTGTTTAAAATATTTTGATAAGTAGTGTCTTGACTTGTTCTGTCATTCATTCTGTGTTGAGTGACATAACCATTTACATTGTT